TACATACTTACCACTTACGTGTACTAATGCGTGTACTACTTAGAAACAATTACTTATAACTTAATTAGATACTTAAATAACTTATATAACATTAATTATATAACTTCTATTTTATAATATCATTATTTCATTACTTAATTTTTTTTACTTATTACTTATACTTAAACTTATTACTTATTTCTTATCAATAATTCTTTTTCAAATTTTTCTGAATTTCTGAAATTCTCGAAATTTCGGTACTTTAAAGTACGGTACCAGTACGGTAATTTACCACCACCATTTCCACTCCAGTCGTGAATCTGACTATATAAGAATTTCCCAACAAATAATGGGGTTAATGGTGTTATTATGTTTTTCAACATTTCTTAATAACTCCAAAGAATTGAAACTTTATATTTTTTTCATTTTCTTTTTTATTTTGTACTTTATCATTTTGTTTTTTTTGTCTTATAATCAAACATTTTGAACATAATCTTATTTTTCTACCTCTTACAATTTTGATTAAATCGAAATCGTGACCTCTTAAACATTTAGTCTTATTTTTATTTCGTATGCATGAAATAATTTTAATTTCTTTTTTGGAAATAAATTTGGAATTAGTCAAGATTAAAAGTCCTCGACTAATTTTTTCAAACTATTTTCTAGTTTTTCTTTTTTGATTTCAGAGATGATTAAATCAAGTTTTAAAATAACCTGATTATTATTTCTAATAATATTTTCTATTTCTTGGGTTTTTTCTTCTTGATATTTATCAAGTAGTTTGAATGTTTGGATTTTAATCATTCTGTTTGTTTCTTGTGCTTCTTGGATAGTTTGTAAAACTATTTTTTCTAATGAAAAAAGAGAAAGATTCAAGGCATTACTGCCTCAAATCCGATTTTTTTCAATAAAGCTTCGGTGTGTTTTCTGTTTGTTGGGATTCCGTTATATTTGCTATTGATATTAACAAATAGTGTCTTCAATCCTTTTCTCTCTCCGAATGGAACTTTTGAAATTTTAACGCATTTTGGTTTTGGGTTCATTGATTCAATTATTTCCACTGCTTCATCAATTCTTCCGTTTGTTGCGTTAAGATTACCACTAGCATTAAAATCAAAAGTGATTTTATTGTCTAGGTGTTGCATAACATTTTTCCATTCTGCTTTTTGAGTTTTTGAATCTGTTTTTTCTGTTGTTGATTCATCAACTGAATAAATTATTTGTTGTGTTTTTTCCTCAACTTTTACACCTTGTTTTCTAGTTGGTCGTGCTGTGCCTGTTAAGGATTCAATCTCTTTTTCTAAGGAAACTATTTTCTCTTGAATTTTTCCCTCATTTTTACGATTGATTTTTTCGAGTTTGCTTAAAGCATTTTGAACTTTGTTTAATTCAGTTTTTCGTGCCTGAATTTTTACAACTTTTTTCAATGCTTTGAATGTCTCAAACATGATAATACTATAACATACTACTTAATAAAAGAACGCAGGATTTTAGCACGATTACTATATTTTTAGAGTTTTGATTATAGTATTACTTAACTTGTGGACTTTAACAAATTCACGTTTTTTTTAAATTTTAGGTTTTGACCCCTTGTTTTCTAGTAATATAAGTGTTTAGGAAATTCCAGTATTCATTAACTTTTTGTTAAACAAATATAGTAATACTGTATTTTACATAGTGTTTATTAACTAGTATGATATATGATAATTATGAAAATTTCAAACACACAACAACAAAAAATGTTAGTTGAGTTGGAAGACTTTTTTTCTTTCATTCCAAGACTCGACAAAAACCACAAAGTAAAAATCAGTTTTCCTGATAGAACTGTTCAAGAACAAACATCATTAAGAATAGAAATTTCTACCCCACACAAAGATGGTTTAGAAATGATTTCTATGCATTCACACATGACAAAAGAAGTTAAGAAAATCACAGGATTAAAAATGACAAGCGTTAGTGCTTTCGTTTTTTCAAAAACAAAACATACACAATTAGTTTCAATGTTTGAATAATTTTTTTTCAAACTTTTTTTTATTTTTTTTCAAAAGTATTTTCACGAGGTTTCAAATCCAAGATTCGTCAGCTAAGTACTCAGAGAAAAAAATGTGTTTTTTGGCTTTTAGGGGGGCTACAAAAAAAACTAATCGTATCCTTCTTTCTTGTTGAAGGTTCCGAATGCATTGTCCGTCTCGCACTGTAGGCAGGTTGTTCCAAAGAAACTGGGCTTTCCACATTTAGAACACTGGTTGATGTTTCGAAGATAGTCGTCTCCACTGAAGGATTTTTTCAGTCCTCTGCAAAAGTTTCTGAATGAATCTCTAATTCCCATCGGAAGGGTTACCTCCACCTTCAGGCTGGGGGGTTCCATTAATATCATTCATAGCAATAGTACCCTGAAGCCTAAACATACACTTCATCCAGCCATTCTTGCTGTGTTCTCCGAACTTCTCATAGCATACTATGCATATGGTCTTTTTAAAGTCATTATTCGAGATCGTCAATTATTCTACATACTCCATCAGAACATTCGGTTCGTTTCTTTTTTTTCTTATCTTCAGTCATGATTTTATATCAAATCACTTAGATTTAAATGTTATCAAACAGGATAGTCTTTTTTTGCCTGCTTGACTGGAATGAAAGGAATAGTAACAGGAAGCCACATGAAACTGTGTCTTATCCAGAACTTTATTGTTTTCTTGCTACCATACCAGTTGTCGTGAACGATAACGGTAGCAGCTGCTCCTTGCGTGCCTGCCCTGCCTTCGGGGGCATCAAATTTCCTAGTAATATGAAAAGTACCAATCCTATCCTGATACACAGCATGAAGCAACTCATGAGCAAGAGGCATAACGTTGGATCGAAGTATGAACGGATTCTTCGAATCGTTTACAAATACATATATTACCTTGCTTCCAGTAACACCCCAGGCGATTCCATCGCTGGTTTCTATGTTCAGATGCTCATAAAATGACTTGAACTCGTCCTGATCCTCGACAGATATGATGTTTAGTTCCCAGTTCTCTTCAAAATTTTTCCATACTTCGTATGAAGACTTGCTTCTTCCGTCATGACCGTTAATCATAATGATTCTTTGAACTATGTCAGTGTAAGTTTTCTCGTTTATGTTCTTTGTAAAAAAGTTAATCATGTATAATCAATCATTTATTTGCTAATATACTTAGCGATTCAAGTATGTTTCTATGTAACTTCTCATCATGTTCCTTTATAACGTATGAAATTCCTTTTAACAGTCCTGTCAACGTCATACCAAAGTCATTTTTTATTGCAAATGAGTCTTTAAGTTGAAAACAGTCGTTTACATAGATGCAGGCATCAATAACAGACTCTTTATCCATGTCTTCAGGTATAGAATGATCTTCCATGACAATCTTTAATAGTTCATCTATATAATTATACTCATGACTTGTAAATGTGATAAAGAATATAGGGATAAAACCTGTGATACTCATGGAGACAATCCTAAACCTGTTCAAAAAGTTAACAAAACTGTGACAAAAATAGACAAAGTTTAAATAGACACGAGTTAATAATTCGATATGGGCTTTGTTAACAGTATTAGAACTTCTATAAACGGACTAATTACCAAGGCTCAGGCAGGGGAGACAGGTAAAACCGTCAGACCAAGCATAACACAACCCTACATGAGTACCGATACAGGTGCCAAACTACCAATTTTCCCATTCCCACTCATAATGATCTATGAGTTGGCAAACAACATAGATGCTTTACGTATTCCTATCGAGACAATCAACAGAGAAATGTTCAAAAATGGGTTCGAAATAGTCGAGAAATTCAAATATAAGTGCACAGACTGCTCCAAAGAGTTCCAATACCCCCCAATTAACCCTGATATTAAACAAGATAACTCCACAGTTAATACTGAACTTACAATAGAACAAGAAAGAGAGACTAAAAATAATACATTGATGTGTGATACCTGTGGCGGAACCAATTTAATCAGACCTATTCCTGAACACAGAAAAGTTTTAGAGAATTTAATGATTGATCCTGTAAATGGCAACGAACAGACACTTGAGGATGTTATGAGAATGATTGAAAGAGACCTCGAAATTGCTGATAATGCATACGTTTTAACGCTAAAATCCTACGTTTTTAACGATAAAGGCGAAATTATGCTTAAAAACACGAAAATAAAAGAAATGATAAGAGCCGATCCAGCACAGATTGCAATGATTGCAGACTCTGATGGACGTATAGGATATGATGATAAAGGTCATAAAGTACGTGTTTGTCCTCATTCTGAGCACAGAGAGCACAGAATTCTTGATGATGACTATTGTCAGATCATAGAAGACGGAAAGCACTCCATGCCCTTGAAGGCTCTGAAAGCCATCTGCGAAGTCAACTCCATCTATTCGCTAGGTATTCCAAATCCAAAACGATTTGTCTATGCTGAAGGCGAAGTTATATGGAAGGCAGGCAAGTACAGACCAGACTTGGTTTATGGCTTCTCCCCGATCTATTCCATATGGAGCAAGGTTATGGCACTGTCACACATGGACGAGTATATCAGAAAGTATTTCGACAAGATGAGACCTCCACGAGGTATGCTGGTTATTGCATCCAGAAACTATGAGACTTTCAGAAAGTCATGGGATGCATTAGAAGAGTCAGCCGCAGAGGATCCATACAGAATACACCCCCTACTTGTTGAAAACGACAGAGGTGGCAACGCTGGTAACATGGCAGAATGGATAGACTTTACTGGATCACTTAAAGAGTTAGAATTTACTACAATACGAAGGGAACTCCGTATGATTATAGGTGCAACCTATGGTGTTCTTCCGCTTTACTTTGGAGAACTTCCAACTGGTTGGTCACAGGAAGGTCTGCAAGTTACAATTACAAACAGGGCAGTCAAATGGGGTCAGGACTTTTTGTACAAAGGCTTTTTGCGAAAGATTGCATTTATGTTAAACGTTGATGACTGGGAATTAAAACTAAAGACTGGAGAAGAAACTGACAAACTTAGAAACCTACAGATAGACGGAGTAGAAATTGAAAATATGAGAGCATACCAGTCAATGGGATTCGAAGTTACAAGAACTCACACAGGAGAGTTTGTTGTATCAAAGGATCCTGTCGTAACATTAAAGGAACAGATAGAAGCCGAAGAGAACAACGGTGGAACTGTGAAGAACCCAGGCGGAAGAGGCGGCACAGCCGCCCCAAAGGAGGAGCAACAACGTATGCAGGGAGAGCCAGGAAAGCAGAGACCGTCCGACACTGGAGGAATTGGACAAGGAGCACCTTCGTCAGGAGCAGGAACAAGTATGTCTCGAAAGTCTTTTCCAGACGGCATTACCCCAGCAAACTTTGAACTTGTAAAGACAACGTTACAGACATCCGTAGACTTTGGATGGAATAAAACTAAAACGGTAGACGAACTTCGCAAGTCTGGCATGACAGTTAGACAAGCCAGGGATATTGTGAAGAATGAATTCGAAGGTTTAAATAGTTGGGAGAAAGATGACATACAAGAATCATGACTGCGAAGACTGTAGAAAAAAAACCAAAGAAAATAAACGTGAAACCAGTTGCGAAGACTGTGAAGATTAACATCAAAAAAACTCGTTGTGAAGAAACAGTAGAGGCTATAATTAAAATGACTAAAAAATGCGAAAAAAGCAGTGAACAAATAGAGTTTTACACTTTTACCGCACTTGATCAATGCTTAAAGAGGTTGACTGGATTTTGCCCACCGAACTAGACACCAACAAGAACGCAAACGACCATACTAAAAAACTTTGGGAGAAACACCAAGAGAACGAGTATACAAGAGTCAACGCCTACAAAGAGGCATTATGTTTTGGCTGTCTTTCAAACAAGGCTTCCAATGCAACCGTGTCAGACATTTGCGGAGACTGTGCAGGAAAGAAAGGAAGAGAGGCACTTATGGCAGTCGTAAAGGTAAAGCACTACGGTCTATGTTACTTCTGCAACACTTACAAGTTTGGTTTGGAACAGATTAACATACGTTTATGCACTAGTTGTCACAGACGTGTTGCAAATGTTACAAAGGAATACAATAAGAAAGGCGGTATGTTCGGAACTGATCCTTTTTGGCTTTCGTTGAAAAAGAAACACGGAAAGGACTGGAAAGAGATCATGACAAGTGACAGAAGATTCAGAAGGTAGAATGGTGTACAATTAGGTTAATTCTGTCTCTGGTAAAATCATACTTCATTTTTGTCAAGTCAATCTTGTTCTTGTCTATATCTCCACCTACACACCTGTCAACTCTCAGTTTCATTAGCGGTTTTCGCAGAAATCTTGGAAACAGTTCAAGGTACCCATTCTTGTAAACAATGTCCTTATCAGTCACAAGAACACAGTCATCTGTAAGGTGTTCGTTCTTATATGACTCGTTTCGTATGTGTGTAATTGTTCTGTTGTTTAAAAATCTTTCTTTTTCATTGCTTGTATTTGTTATGACAAAAAGTTTTTGTTTTTTATAGTCAACATAAAGGTCAATTAATATTGCTTCGAATGTCAAGTCATCTCTTTCTCTTCCGTAGAATTTATTATATTGTGAAATATCTGGATATAAGTATATTGATGATGCCATACTATCGTAAACAAAACCTTATTAATAAACCCTTTTAAACCTTTAATATGTCTGAACCTTCGTGTGACGTATGTAAAAAAAAGATGTATGGATACATGAATGACGAGTTAATATTCTGGCTGTGTCCGCCTTGTGGCTACTATGAGGGAAGTGCAGAGGACAAGGAACTTGTTGAGTATATATATGAAGATCCTATGATTGCGTTGGACATGATCAGTGACAAAGAGTTAGTGCCTATAAATTAAATTTATATACAATCAGTATATAACTACCATGATGAAAAAAGTATTTGCACGAATAATGGGTAATTTTGGTGTATCATTTTTCTCTCCACTCGTATCAGGTAACATTGCTGAAACTGTTTTTAATATGGGTTTAACTTTTGAACAAACATTAATAATTGCACTAATATCCTCAGTATTCGTTACTGGGTTGACTGTTTCTAGAGAGTTGGAGAAGTATGGCAAGTCAAGATAAAACATTTTTACAAAAAATGTGTGAGGTTTTATGCCCACTATGCACAGAAGAAGATGAAGATTAGCAATCATCTTTAAATAGAACAGTTATTACGATTTTAACATGGTAGATCCATTACTTGCAGTAGTTCTTGCAACAGTATCAGGTGCAGTATTAAACACCATCAGAGGATTTCTTGGCTCAAATGAGTCTAAATACGACATTAAGAAATTCTTAGGTGCAGTTATTGTATCAGGTTTCGCAGGAATCGCTATCGCACAAACAATCTCTTTGTCAGGAATTGACACATTAGGACTGATTTTAATCGGTCTAACAGCAGGTTTCACTGTAGATTTCGCTGTATCCAAAGCAAAGAAAGTAGCATAAAAACCTACTATTTTTCCTTTTTTTCTGTTCTAAAACTTTATAAACAAATAAAACCTTTTCTTATATAGATGATAACTAACAATTTTGTTACAAAAAGCCTCGTGTTTAAGGAAGATTCTGGAGAAAGATTTTTCGAAGGACTGTTAACCGTAGAAATGGTTGACAGACAGGGAGAGGTAACAATGGTAGATTCTCTTTACAAATGTCTCCCAATATGGATGGACAGGGGAGGAGCAATATCAGACACACACTCAAACAGAATAGTAGGAAAAGGAATCAATTATGCTAAAACAACACTAACTACAGATGATGGAAGTGAATTACCTGCATTAAAAATTATTGGAAAAATATTTAACCATACTCAGCTAGACAATGAGATATGGGGGAAGATAAAATCAGGAGAATACAAAGGGCTTTCGTTTGGTGGTGCAACAACATCGGATGCGACACCAGTTCAGCAGTCAGACGGAAGTATAGCTTTTCATTTAAAAGATATAGAGATGTATGAGATTGCAGTTTGTGAGGATCCAGCAGTTCCATTTGCATTGATTACGGCAACAAACGACGTAGCAAAATCAAATGAGACAGGAGATGATTATGTAGTTAAGGATGATGACGAGGATGTTATTATAAAATGTGAAGAGAAGGGATGTTTCATTTCAAAAGCAGATGACAAGAAACCTTTGAACAAGCCAATGAGAGACGACGGAAACAAAAAGTTCAAGGTATATGTAAAAGATCCAAAGACTGGAAAAACTGTAACCGTAAGATTCGGAGATCCAAACATGGAAATTCGCAGAGACGATCCAGAGGCAAGATCATCTTTCAGAGCAAGACACAAATGTGATCAGCAAAAGGACAAAACATCTGCCGCATACTGGAGTTGCAAGATGTGGGAAGAGGGTTCAACCGTAACTGACAATACTGATAAATCTGAAATTAAGAAACCGTTGCCTACAAAATGGGGCGACAAAGAATTTGGTGCTTGTGAAACCAGTGCAAGAAATGATGACGATATAAGAAATCCAGAGGCATACTGCGGTTCCATACAGTCAACCGTTGAGGGTGCAAAGAAAACTGACGACATTGTAGCAGAGGTAAAAGAGAATACACATAAGGATGACAAATTCAGTTCACAAAAACCATTGGGAATTAACGCCCAAGATGACAAAGAATTACCTGAAATTAGCATAGCAAAATCTGATCATAGATTTTATTGTTTTGACTGTGGTTTAGCAAAGAACCATAACGATTCAGGTTCCACTACAAATGCTCAGGACGACGAGGATATAAAAGAAGTTGAGACAGCAAAAGGCACAATGCACGTTCAGTCAGAAGGACTAACAAAACCAAAAGACGATGGCAAGGAATTAGATTTTGAACATAAAGAAGGCTGTCCATGTAACAAAGAGTCAAATCCACCAAAGAGCGGAGTCAGAGGGCTGGGTGCAGGTGCAACAGCAATTCAGGGGGCAGGACATTCAGCACAGATATCAGAAGAAAAGAAAGAAGACGTAGGAGTAAGTGCAGAAACATTAGGAAACCCTGACAGATTAAAAAAGCCTGGAAATATTACACAGGACAGACCATCATCTATGAAGTGTAGTAAATGTAATAAATGTTCCAAATGTGGCAAAACAAAAACTATATAAACTAAATAACACGTAATCTTAATACATGGCAGAAGAATGTAATTGTTCGCAAGAACATGACAAAGCTGAATCTCTAGTTGAGGAAAAACCTCAAGAAGAGAAAAAAGCAGAAGCCGACGATAAAGAAGCAGTGGAAGACAAAAACAAAGCAGTTCTTGATTCCTTAGCAGTCTCTATGAAGTCAGTATCAGAATCTATTCAAACAGTTTCTAATACTATCAAATCATTAGACAGCAGAATTAAAGCACTCGAGACTCCGACTGATCTTCCTTTGACCCCAAAAGTCTCTGATAAAGATGACATTGGTGCAGAGGTAAAGACTCCAGACACCTATCAAAGTAACTCAATCCAAGCTGGATTGCACGATGATAAGACTGGAGAAAAGAAACCAGAAGGAGACAAAGGAAATCTCTCTATGCAAGAGAAATCCGTTTTGCCTGAAACACAAAGCTTTACAACAGAAACACCAAGACCATCTGCAAATGTGACCAAATCAGTGTCAAGCCAAGGCTCAGCATTGAACCCAGTTTTGAAAGCCGCTAGATCTAGAGGTAATCAATACATGGATGTATTAGCAAGAGAAATCTTGTCTGGTAAATTTGGTACCGAAGAGGAGGTATATTACTGATGTCCAATCCTTCAATTAAAACAATTGATGAATTAGAGGCACAGTATTACGGATATAACCGTAACTTCCTTAGAAAAGCAGACAGTCCAGTCACAACATCAACAGCAGGCGTATTCAATGCTATTTTCGGAGCATACGCATGGGCTCAACTCAACCTTGAGGCTAATGCATTTGGTATTCTCCCAAAATATCCATGGGATAAATCTGGTTGGAGGGTTATAACTGCAAAACCAACTATAGATACTACACAAGGCAATACTGCCTTAGGTGGAGTCGCAGAAGGTGGAGTAATTCCAGACGAAATTTTGCCAACTGTGGCAGAATTAGATGTTAGACCAAAGACAATGTCTTTAGTCTTCTCAGCATCTGAAGTTATGGAATGGTTGTCAACTCACTCCAAAGATGATATTTGGGGCGGACTAGGTAGTTTAAGATTGTATATGGCAGTTCAGCACAAAGAGCTCCTTAACAGAGCACTATTGGCTGATGTCGAAGGAACCGTAACAGGTTCAAGTACCTTTGCAGGTACTACTGACTTTGAGAGTCTTGACAGAATCATTTCAAGTGATGCTGAAGAAGATGCACTCGGAGGATCAACAACTGGTTTTTACGATTGTTGGGCAGCTAACGCTACCGTTGATCGTGATGCAAGCACCACTTATGATGCTACAGTTGAATCAGCTTCAGGTACAATCGGAACTAATGGTGTTTTGACCGACGATACCATCAGAACATTCTTACGTAAAATAAGAATTGCAGGTGGTAAAGATCCTAACGTACTTTTAGGTTCCCACGAAGTTTACAGCGAAATCCAAGGTATTTACACACCTCAAGTCCGTGTAAAGAACCCTTACGGAGAACAAGTAGTTCAAATCGATGTGAACGGAATTAAAACCTTTGAAGGCACAGGAGTAGGTCTACACGTAGATTCTCTATACGGAATCCCATTCATTCCAAGTAAGGATGCACCAAGTGATGCTGGCGACTCAGAAGAAGTCGGTAGATTATTCGCATTGGACACCTCAGACTCAGAAGGATATGGTTATCCAAGATTAGGAATTCAAGTCGCAATTCCAACAGAGTACTACGAAGCAACACGAAGATCCCCAGGATATCCATTCATCAACAATGCATTTGTTGAGAAAGGGCTATTCAGAACAATGGGAGAAACCGTTTGTCGTCACTTTAAATCCCAAGGTAAAATTAGAGACATTAAACTCTAAGACTAGCCGAATCTTTTTTATTTTTTCGATTATGGAATGTCCACGTTGCTACACAGAGATGAAAAAGATGACAGCCTGTCATCTCATATGCCCAAATTGTGGGGCTCATTTAGACTGTTCTGACAAGGGAAGTTTCTGGTAACCTATCTTTATATATAAGTATATTCAGATAATAATATGGCTATCACAGTCGCACAGAATCAAGATCATAAGAATCTTACAGGAAAGACTTTAACCGTGCAGTCACAATTAACCTCAAGGTTAAGAACTGCAATTGTCGACGTCACTTTTGGTGGATCAGACAACTACGCAACAAACGGTAATACTGTCGACCTTTCTATGGGCGGTAGAATTGACACTGTCATTGGAGCAGAAGTACTCCATTGTAGTGCAGGACTACTTTTGCAATATACTCCAGCCGCAGGCGGAGCAGCTGCCACAGGAAAATTTAAAGCTTATGGTCATACACCAACAAGTTCTACAAGTACAGTAGTTGCACTTGAAGAGCTAGATAACGCTGATACAGCAGTGAATAGTATGACTATTCGCGTTCGTATAACAGGTTTCTAACCCTTTTTTTTATTCACAAAACTTTATAAGTATAGATATATTACCTAAACCATGGTAGGCAAGATTAGTCAACTGGCAGTAGTTAACTCTGCAACTGTTCAAGCCAAGACAGGTCACTGTATTGTCAAGTCAGTCTATACCACAACCGCAGGGGATAGAGTATTCTCAATAATAGATAACATCACAGGAAGCACAGCAAAGTTCTCATTCACAGCAAACGCAGGCAATTCAGCCGCTATGATTAATACACCATTTAGTACAGGTTTAAGAATAGTAGTGGCATCTGGCAGTACTGGCGAAATAGTCGTATTATATGAGTAGAACGCAAAACTTTAAAAGACAAGGACATACTATTTAAGCATGGTTGTTACATATTGTACTGTCGAAGATGTATCTGATTTTTTACGTGTTCCCATCACTGCTACTACTACTCCAAACAAGGCTCAGATCGAGAAAATTATCAATAGGAAGGAAGCAGAAATCGAGAGAAGAATAGGTCATGCATGGACAGAAAGAACAATTACTGACGAAGTTCACGACTTACCGTTAGTCTATTCATTTGGATGGGGTACTCCTATATTTTTACATCATAGATTGATAAAAGACTTGAACGGATCAGCAGGAGACAAGATAGAAATCTGGCAGGGTTCTCAGGATACTTATTCTAATATATTAGGAAATGACAGTTGGTATAACATTGAAGGAGTTTACGGTAAATTATTTTTAAGAGGTTTTATTTTTTCAATTCTTAGAAAACACAGGGTAAGAGTAACTTACAGATATGGAGATACGGTTGTTCCAGGCGATATTACTGATGCAATTATCAAGATGGTTGCCATTGAAATTATCAATACTAGTTTTAGAATGGACAAGTTGCCAATGGGTGGAAACGGAATCAATATGCAGACATCAATACAGAAATGGCAAGAGGACATTGACAGAACTGTTGCAGACAGAAGAGAAGTATTTGTCGCACGATGACCAAACTAACTGATGATGTAGTACATCAAGTACAAAGTGCTTATTATGAAATGGACACAGATGAAGCAGAGTCTGCAAAAGAAAGGGGAAAAAGAATAAGAAAAGCAGAAGAAAGAGTATTACAAGAATTTCCTGAATATAAAAAACTTATAAAAAAATTTAGAAAAAATAATGATATATCAAAATATGGAATACCAGTAGGAGCAGAGCCAGTAGACAACGAAGAAGGATATGACGAGGATGAAGATACGGATGAAAATTATAGGTCAGCAAAAAAAATAGTCTATGATTCTTTTTCAATAGGTGGAGATCATTCTAAAGGCGGTAAAACCAAATTCAGACGATGGTTGGAAGATGTTTTTATTGCAGAATCCGCAGATTTAAAACAGGCTGTGGACGGAGTTTCTGGTAAAAGAAAAAGAAATATGATGATAAGTATATCATTTATGGTTAGACGTGCTATAGCACAGAGAGGTTTAGAGGTAGGGGCAACCGCACATCTTGACAACGAAGGAAATACTACTGAAATATTCTATGGTTCAGGAAAATCATGGAAGTCAAAATATCCTAAAGGAGGTTACAAGTAATGGGAATAGCAATTTATGACTCGGTAGATGACGTAATATCCATGTTTCAGACTCAGTGGAACTATGACAATGACGATTCTCCCAAACCAAGATTCACAAAAGTATGGGAAGAGAAGGCAGTAGGTATCATAGATGACTTGGAAGATACTGTAGTAATAACTCCTGGCTCGGAAAATGTAAGATATTTTAATCTTTATGGAACAAACCACCTTCATACAACAGTAGTCGTAATTGACATAAGATCATATGATGAGGACAGATTCAGATCAATAGTCAATCAAGTAGACAAAATTATCAAGAATCAGATAAGAAGAGATAATTTTATAGACCTAAGACTGACTCAGTCAAAGTCACTTTCTCAGGATTATCGTAATATGTTTAGGCATATATTTGAGGTTACATACAGAAAATTAGACCCATAATATTTATAAGCGATATGAATGGTTAAATAGTATGGTTCGCACAGGCTCTAATGCATTTGTTCATTATGGAGAAGAAAGTACTTTTGCTGGGGGAGCAACACAAACAAGAGCATTCGGACTGGAACAAAAAGTAAACTCACTAACATTCAAGAACAATCAGATAGCATTATCACAACTATATGATATAGAAGTAGCATCATTTGCATACGGTAAAAATGAAGGAAGCGGATCATTGGACTTTGTTTTGTCTAATCCGTGGGTTTTTGACACACTTTTAGGAGGAGTTGATACATCTGGATCAAGTAATAATTATACACATATTTGGGATTCTGATTATTCTAATTTAACAGCAGATAATACAGGAATAAAGCAACCAAAATCTTTTGATATAGAAGTTGGATTTGATACAAAAACATCTACAGATGTTTTAAGAAATCTTAAGGGAAGTGTGTTTACACAACTTAATGTTAAATCATCAGTAGGAGAAACAGTAAAAGGAACAATGGATTTCATTTACGGTGCAGTTGACACGATTGGTACAAGTGTGTCTGGCATAACTCCAATAGGAGATGGAATTGATTTCCCATATACATTCTCTCATGCTTCAATAGAATTGTTAGATGGTTCTACTGTTGCAGAAGTACAAGACATTGATATTACACTAGCCGCAAACACTGAACTTTTATATTCACAAGGAAGTCCAAGTGCAGTAGGTTCATTTAGAAAACTGTTTGAAATGACTGGTAAATTTAATGCATCATTTATTGACAAGACTCAGTTACAAAGAGTGTTTGACAGAACAGAAGTTGCAACATTAACAGTAGAGTTTACCAACGGACTTTCAGGAACAAGTGAAAAATCAATCAAGTTGGAATTTGCAGGAATAAGTGTTTCAGAACACAGTTTGTCAATAGCACCAAACGAACCAGTGTTTGAAGATGTTACATTCCAAATGAGAAATGTCAAGGTTACAGCAAACAACAGTGTTTCAGCAGTACCTTAAACATAGGTTTAAATATATCTATTTTATAATTCATCTATGGCAATACAATCTTTTACAGTAAATATAGATGGAAAAGATGAGACAATAGAATTTGAAGATGATCCCCCTTTTGGAGATATGCAAAGAATAATAAAAAGTTGCGTTGATTTATCAGATGTCTCACGTCCACAAGTTAACTTACAATTATACCAGCAAATGATTTTACAGTCAGTAGTAACAAAGGCTCCATTCAATCCTAAGAATGCTACAGAATTTGCTAAACTTTCAACAAGCAGTGCATTAGGGATCTTAAACAGATTAATGCAAGCCATCCCTTTAGAGAAACTGTTAGCACCAATGATTACAGCGGCAACAGGCAGTCAGAGTTTGACGAAGTAGCAGAACATATTTACGCCTACAGTGCATTGTGTTTTGGATGGGATAAAGAACAGGTGGACAAGCAACCTACGAAATATTTAAAAACTACGGTGCTCTTATCAAAAGATATGATACAGGAAACATTAAAAGGCATATTTGGAGCACTGAGATAGATGTCTGCAATGGAAGAAAGTGATACACAGCAAGCAATAGATGTTAACATAAACTCATTTTCAACTGGAAGCATATCACAACTTGCCAAGATATTTAATAAAGGGGGAACTGGAGCACCTAAAGAAAAAGAAGAAAAGAAAGGACTGTTAGCAGGAATGACATCAGGTCTTGGCAAACTAGGTATGATTGCAGGATTGGTTGGAATTGCTGTCGGCATGGTAAAAATGCTTGTTTCATCTTCTCCTATGCTCAAACAAATATTAAAGTTATTCAATTTTGGTATCATGTTGATTCTCAGACCTATAGGAGATTTCATAGGTTTCATGTTAAGACCTATCATGTTAATGGTGTTGACAAAATTCATCTTGCCGTTCTATCAGAACGCTTTGCCAATGATGCAGGAGATGGGTACGATGGTAGGAGAGAAACTGGTTCCGATTGTTGAAGGTATAATTAGAGGTCTTGTAGCTGTTGGTCAAATTATTGTCGGAACATTAACAGGAATTTTTACTGGAGATTGGCAAATGAAAGATGAAGGAGAAAGAACATTGAATAGTCTTCTTGCTGGTTTGAATGGAATTAATCCTAATGACAACATTGTAACACTGGACAATGATTTGATTGCACAATCTAAATTACAAATTGCCGCAACTAAAACAGGATTTGGAGATCTTCCTAAAATGACAGACAAGATGAAAGGGTTACAAACAAAAATGTTGAAATTTTCAGGTAATGAATTAACAAAAATGGTTGGCTTGCTTGGTAAAGACAAAACTAACGTGGCAGGTGTAGGAGCTGCAAACACTGCTGTAGCAGTTGCCGCGGCAAGAGGAGATGCTTCAACGTTTGACGAGTTAAAAAACATATGGTACAAGACTCTTATGAATGAAGGCGGCTGGACAAAAATGCCTGACGGTAAAACATTTGGAGAGACAACACCAGTACCACAGGTTATTGAAATCAAAGTGGAAGGAATGAATGGCAACTATACGTCAGCAGAAAAATATCAGTTTCAACAAGCAGTAGTAGAAGTAATTGAAAAGGAGAGAGCAAAGAGACCACGATGACTCTTACACTTTATCTTAGAAAAATAGTAAGCGGAGAAGTTAAATTCATTTACAGAGTTCATAACTTTAAAGACTTTGGAGCAGAGTTCAGTGCTCCAGTAAGTCCTATGCCAATGCCAGAGGAACGTGACGAGGAAAACATATTGTTAAAACTTGAAGGAAATACTACAAACATAACCCTTGCATGGACTGTTAAAGAAGAGTCAAATAACCTTGGAACAATGCATAATCCAGAAAGTGGAGGAATAACAAACATAGGTAACACACAGACAATATGGGAGCAGTTAAAATTCTTTGACACTTATTTTGTTCCTTCAAGCATGGTAGACCAGTATGACATTTGCATAGGAGACGGAACTGAAGGAACTTTATCTCATGAGTTTCCAACCCCAGGATTCCTTTATCAAAAATCAGGATATGTTCCAAAAGTAGGTTTCAGAATCAACAGTTCTGCTCCAGTTACAATGGATGCCAATTTAAACTTTATAGTAGGAAACGTAGTTTCGTCATATCAGTTGGATACTCCAAACAAACCTTATGGTATAAGTGCAACAACTGTAACAGGTTCAGGTTCGGCAGGAAAAATAAATGTCAACTGGACTGCTCCAAGTTCTACAGGAGGTCAATCGATTACTGGATATGTTGTACAGTTTAGAAAAGGAACTGAAACATGGGGAAGATCAAATGTAACTGTTGTAACTTTTTCAGCCGCAAGTTTGACTGCATCTGTATCAGGCGGAGCAGTGACAGGTATAGCAGTAAATTCAGGAGGAACTGGTTACACAGGTACTCCTACCGTGTCAATAACTGGCGGAGGAGGATCAGGAGCAACTGCAACAGCAACCATGGCAAATGGAATAATAACAGGTATATCAGTAACGGCAGGTGGAAGCAATTATACAAGTGCTCCAACCGTAACAT